TGTTAATATAACTCCAAGCCGCTTTGACGTGAGCTTTAGTGTCGATCGGGTACTTGTGATGCTTGGAATCAGCATACGGAACGTTGCCGTATTTGCTTTTGTGATCCTGTTCTTGTTCAGCCCGGGTCTCCTCGGCTTGGGTCAGTTCTTCGTCCATTTGATCTTCCTCGATAAAAACAGCTTCACGCGTCAATTCTTCGTCCCCCCGGCCGATTCCAACCGAATAATCTGCCGGAACACCAACCGAGCTGATTTCGTACGGTTCCCATCGGCTCACGGTAAATTCTTTGATCCCGCCACGGACCCCGGTCAATTTAAGTTCTTTAGGGTAATACCCGACCGAGATTTCGGTGCGGATACCATCTTGCGCGTCTTGCATGAACTCTTGCCCGGTTGGACTCCGGCTGATCTTGGCGGTGGCAATTCCTTTGTCATCGGAGACCGCGTAATCAAGAATCTTGCCGGCAATGCGGGCTTTGTCATGATCCAAAAGAAACGGCACCGCACCGCTCTTTAATCGAGCGTCAACGATAGAGTCGGGCGTGTGGGAGAGGACTTCGTAATAAGGTTCCGGTTTGCCGTCCTCGCCGTTACGAGAACGCAAGATCGGCGTCGTACTGGAGAACGACATGTTCACCGTCCGGTTTTTCGTGTCGAGCGCCTCCGGCGGCAGTGCAAAGGTTCGGACCTGTAAGGGTAGCGGGTAACTCTTGGACGGCATCTCCCCCACTAACTACGTGTTCTAGGGTGGCGACTTCGATGCCTGGGCCGCCATCTCTTCGGGTGTAACATCTGGGTTTTCCAATGAACCCAAGATTTCTGGCCGCCGAGAGAATGGATTTACAAACACTATCCCCCGTTTTTTGAGCTCATCGCGTTCCTCTTCTACCTCGTCAAGAAATTCGTCCCAGTCGATTCCTAGCTCGGCCAGTTCCCGTCGGTAAGTTGACAGGCCGCCGTCAATAGCTGCCAGGGCCGCCTGACAATCTTTTAATGGATCGATAAATTGCCAGCCATGCGGCCGCCAGACGATCGAGTTACAGATTTCGTCCACTGCACTGAAGGGCGCAGCGAGCGCCCCGGAGAGAATTGAACACTCTAACCATGGCCGAAAAATCTCTTGTAAGACCGATTCAACGTAAAAACGTTGCATGTTTTTCCAGGCAGCAATCTCGACGTCTTTAGCGAACCGAGCGCTGGAGTAGTTAACACTCTCCATCTCATTCCCGAGCGTGTTATACATGACACCTAATGCCGATGCGCACGTTCGCAACATCCCTTTCCGGAACTCCGGGTAACTGTCGTTCGGATGTCCGGGATCAAACCCTTGAAACTTGTAGCCGGCCGGCAATTCGAAGATACTGCCCGGGCTGACTTCCTCCACAATGGTGCCGTCCGGGCGTTGCCGTTGGCCTTCGTATTGCGGCCCCGGATGGAGCGGGTCACGTAGATAAAAGCCCATCTTGGCGGCAGCGTTCCGGGCGCTGATCGCGGCGGCTTCCTCGTACTTGGAGAGCATCCGCAGATCGATCATGGTCGGTGCCAGCGCCGAGATACCGCGCACACTCGTGATTCGTTGCGGAAACCAGAAATGCAAGATGTCCTCGGGTAAGTACCGGGTTCGCCGGCCGATCGTGTTGACGGCAAATAGATCGCTCTGGGCATAATCGATAATCCAATAACCGGTAACTTTTGCTTGGGCGTCGGTCTCAACCCCGGTCGTAATCCTGTTTGGCCCATAAATTTCGTTGGCCCACAGGTCGAGGGCGTCAATCTCAACCGCTTGAACGGCGAACCCGTACTTGTTGCCTTTATAACCTCTGATCAAATGCAACAGCACGCCACCGTCAATCAGCGCCCGACGCATTAATAGTTCGTCCCAAGTCGCACCGGAAAACTTCTGGGTAACTTCAAAATTCTTCCGGCGCCGGAAATCGATCCAGGCGTCTTTAATCCGCTTGTTCAGGTCGGTATTAAGCGGGCCGCTAGCCCGATCTTTCTTGCGACCGTCTACCAGCCGGACCCGGGGCTGGATCCGGATTCCAGTTGACCCGAATACGTTATTGGTCACTTCGCGCAACCAGGCTGTCACGTGGCTATTGTTGCGCTCCAGATCCCGGGCCAAGTAACAGATCTGCCGCCAGCCGTGCAATACCTCGTAGCTGCCGCTCGTACTTGAGCCGAACCAGCTCGGATCATAAATCGTCGCGTTCACCGCGCCGTCATAGCTCCGTGAGAGCGACCCCGGAGTAAACGCGTCCAGCATACGATCCATCCACCGTTCCGGGTTGGTCTTGGTATGCCCGTTTAAGGAAAACGGCGCAGCGCGCAGCACCGACCAATCAATAGGCTTAGTCTCAAGGGGAATCTCTGAAACCTTGGGCGATTGCCTAAAGAGCGAACCGATAGAACTCAAGATCCCCATCGCTTAATAATCGGTAAAGACGCAAGTAATTTTGCCATACCCCTTGGCACCCCGCAGCCTGTCGGCTTCATCATTAACCCGGGCCTGCAATTGGTCGCGCACTTGGAAGAGTTTCTGAACATCTTGGAACTGGTACATCTGGCCACCGTACTGAACCATGCTCGTTGGATTACTTAAGAGTTTGAGCAAAGCTTCATCACAGGCAGCTAATTGCTGTTGAAGTTTGGTGGTCGTCTCGGTAACCAGCGTGTTCGGGTCAGAAATATCGGCAACGACAATTATCTGTCCCTGCTCGGCAGTGTACCGGTTACCGAGCGCGTCGGTCATAAAGACCTGGTAACGGTACGGCCCGGGGATAAGCTTCTGTGTATCGGTGCCCGGAATCACCCACTGATAATAATTGGAGACTACAGTAGCCGTGCTGGAGAGTTTAGCGCTATCAGCCGCGAAAACGATCTGGGCACTGCAATCGGGCCAGTCAACAGTGGACATCTGAAAACTCCACGTATCGCCTGCGGTCAACGGTGTCGGAAAAACGATCGAGGTCGGTACGCCGAGCCCGGAAATAATGTACGAATTTACCATGAGAAAGCGCTCTCTTTAGGCACTAACTACGTTCTAGAAGAGGCCAATAGCGCTTCGGTATGGGAAAATAGTGCGCGTTCGCCGGGTGGTCCGTAAAGGATGTCCTGCAGCGTAAATTCGCCCGTCTCGATGATCGAGGGCGCCAGATTACGCATCAGGAACACGAGTCTCGCAAATTCAGCGTCGCCAAGTCGGGACCGGTACCGAAGGAGTGCTTTAGCTTTGGTTCCGCTCAACTGCCCGACCTCAACCGGTTTTAAGGTTCGTTGTCCAATGAGCATTCGGCGCACACTCAAAAGTGTAATATCAAACAACTTTCGCGCTCGATCCGGCGCAATACCGTAGACAATCGACATCGCGTCGGCTGCTTCGTGCCGGAAAAAACGAAAATCGCTGGTTAGCAGGTTCTTGACCAACCAACGTTGCGCTTCGATTTCATGCCGGTCGCGGGTGATGGTTCTAACCTGCATCACCCGATAAGTGATTTCGGCGCAAGCGTGCCGGTGTTCAGCGCCGTTAACGCCGATGCGGGCAATCATCTCATCGTCCAAGGGCGCAACGTGTTTAGCCCGGGCAACCTTGCGTCGGAGCAAATCGATCAGACTATTCTCGGTCAGCTTGGTAACGAAGTTAAACAGTGAACCGCGTGCCGGATCGTACCGATTAGCCAGGCCGTGGAACATCCGGCGCAACACATATGCGCGAATCTCGTCATAGTCTGGCGCGATAAACCCGAGCTTCTTACAGATCACCGTTTCAGCGACCGGAATCAAAAGCTTTAAGAGCGGATCAAGCTCGCCACCTGTTTGATAAGCTCGGAACAACACCAGCGCTTGGGATTCGATAAATGGTTTCACCGGACCCTGCTCCAACCACTTTTTGGTGGCCGGAACGGACTCATTCGCGGCGGGCTAGTCGCCGCCTTGATCAGTTCCGGGTTAAGCTTGATTTCGGGTATCGTAATCGCCGGTTCGGGTTTAACTGGTCTCTCCGGCCGCCAATCGTTTTCAGGCGGGCTGGCCAGCCAACCCCTAGCTTTGGTGTAATTAGGATCCTCGGTTACCAATTCTTTAGCCGCCAAACAAAGCACCCGGATATCGAGCGCTTCGTTTCGGACGCTGGAGTGATGCTTTACAAAATGCGGATACGGTCCGTCTAACACCATCCGTTCGGCGGTCAGTTGGCTAAAGTAAACCTCGTCGTACCCACTCTTTTCGTTTACGGGAAAATGACAGTAGCCAGCCCCGGGCTCAATCAGCCGCAAGTTTGAGTAAAGACTTTCTTTTGGGGTGTCGACCTTGATGATGAATAGCCGAGCGTTTGAGCCGCCGCTCCGGGTCACCCAATTGGGCGCAAACCCAGCGTAGCCTTTGGTGGCGTAGACATGGGCCGGCGCGCACCGACGTACGAAAGCGTACATAGCTTGCGGCTTATCGCCGGTATCAATAAAGGTACAGTGAGGACTGAGCCAATGACCGCTTGCGTGCCGCCATTTCTTAACGATCCAGGGTTTAATTTCTTCATCCCAGAATTTCGGGCTTTGCACATTGCCCCGGACCGCTCCGTAATGGATCCCCCAAGATTCATCGTTTAACCCGAACCCGGCAATCTCAAATTCTATGCGGTCGCGTTGCACGTCGATCCCGCACGTTAAGAGGATCACCCGCTCGGGTACGACAACCTCGCCCTCATGCTCGTCGTACCGTTCACGCCTGGCGTGCAAGCTTAAAAAATCCGGTGGCGGATCGGTCTCAAGTTCGAATGTCTCGCCTAACACCAAGTTCTGCCATTCGCGCATTCCTTTAGTCCCCAGTTCGCGTTCATCCAGGTAACGTTGCACGAAGTAATGGAGCCAGTTGCGATAGCCTTCCTTTGGCGGGCCAAGCACCAGAAACGCGTTCGCAGCGTAACCGCGACGGTTCTTGACCTTCGGATTAGCGGCCACCCAGCGACCACCTCTCACAATCCGTTGGCGTTCAGCATCGGAGATATGCCGTTCGCAAACCGGACACTGGACATAAGCGCTCTCGGGGTTCTCGTCGGTAACATTGCCTTTGTCGTCAAC